TTTTACGCTGATCGAACATTTGGTTAGTTCGGTTTGTTGTGTTGTAGGTTCGTGACGTGTTGTAAGTGTTGTTCACAGGTGGCATCGGCTGTGGTGGAGCAGGTGCTGGCCCTCCAAATCCGCCTGGATTAGAAGGAAGACCACCAGTGTCTATACTTGTACCGTCTCCACCTTGTGTGCCAGGCATTCCAGGCGACACAGGATTAACAGGATTAGGCTGCTGTGGCATTCCGAATCCACCAGCAGGTGTTTGAGGCGCACCGAATCCACCGCCTTGTGCAGGAGGCTGTAAACGCTCAAGCCTACCGCTCGCTCCGATCCCGTAGCCTTTAGGCATACTCATTGACATATCATTAACTCATCTGTGTTAGGGTCTCTTCGTACCAGTTTCCGTTGTAGGCAACGCACAACTTTGCAGTTGAGCCTCCACCAAACAACAACACGATCTCACCGTCAGCCGGACTACTACTCAAATCCGTTGAATCGGTTTCATCACTTGTCACAACTGGAATGGTGACCGCTCCCTTTATTGATATCTGGTCTGGGTCTGTTAAAGCCAAACGAGCATTAGCTCGCCTTGCTCTGGGTGGGAACTTTGGCCCACGATTCAATCCACCGATTAATCCACTCATTACCATTGCCTCGAAGTTGGGCCGTCGAAGCTGTTGAGTTCGACACCGAGGAACTCGTAACTCCATGACTGGCTGTTTGTGTTGTTCTGTAACTTGATAAACATGTCATGACCAACCGCTCTTCGTCGTTCGCTTTTATTGCGACCAGCAGACACAGTAGCAGCCAGCTGAGAAGTGCTAGAAGCAGCAGCAGCTTCGGCTGTTTCTCCGGTGTAAACATTAAGTGCGACATCGTTGCTTCCTGTACCTAGTGCCGCCTTGATCTCAGTGAGCATGATCTTCGGGCGGTTCTGTAAGTTGATTGGCCCAAGTTTGACGTATGAATCAATTGCTGTTGAATCATCCGTCGTGCTTGGCGTGTCATAGTCGAAGCGACGAACGTATCCGTCCTGACCGCCCATTAACACAGTTCTGTCGGCAGCAGCGTCACCGTCAAAGGTGTGAACACTGATGGGATTGTGGTCATTGTTTCCAAACTTATCTGGCCACCATGATTGGTTACGAACGTCGTAGTAGTAGTTGGTTGTCACTCCACCACCAAGCGGTGTTAAGAACTCATAGAAGCCACGCTCACGGTCAGACCACACCATGCGAACCAACGTGGTGTTGGCGTTGTAGGTGTTCATCCGTTCCTGAATGGCGTTCTCAGTAATGTTTTGTGGAGGAGAACCAGGCTGCATCTGATAGACACCGCCACGACTACCGAAGAAGTAAACGATACCTTCTGGGCTTTTACAGTAGGGTCTGCCGAATGGAGCACCGATATTGTCCGAGATAAGGTCGAGACGACCACCTTCAGCCGGATCACCAGTCATCTGATAGATGCTATGGTCGCCAAAGAACAGCAGGATGTCGTCGTTATACGGACACATCGCATTGATGATGTCAGGACTTTTGCCAGCATCAGCGTTGTTCCCAGCTACGGCCATGGTCGCAGTAGGCGTTGACGGACTGTAGTTCCAGTTGCGAGCATCACCCACAGCACTCATGTACCAGTTGTGTGGATCAGTGCTAACACCGGACTGAACAATGCGACCACGCCACGTCTCAATCAGACGAGGTTCGTTCGAGCTATCAACCGGCAGAGAACCTGAAGAAGCTGACCATGTGGCGACTGTGTTGGTTGAAGCTGTCCACTGTTTGGTAGACGCACCATCCGCAAAGTAAACCACACCGAACAGCTCAGCCGAAAAGACAGCAGGCACACTCGACGATAATGCACTACTGCCGCCAGATGCAGTAGTGAATCCCGAAGTTGTTACCTTAGCCACAGTGCCATTGGTCACGGCGTAGGTCGTAACAGTTCTAGCACCAACCTCTGCTTGAGAGCCTGGTACGTCACGAGCTACTACCTGACCAATGTCCTGAACTTTGCCGTCAGCTGTCCGAGCACTAGCGTACTTGGTCAGTCCAGCTCTTTGCCCACCACGAGAGCGGCCAGTGCCTGGATCATATGCACGAACATTCTGACAATCGACGGTCGTACCGTCAGGCTGTGTTTCATAGCCGGTCGATTCGACAAGTCCTTTCACCGGCCAAGGCATATCAAACCTTGTCAGGAGTCTCGCCATTAGCTCATCGCTGCTCCGTTATTAGCGATAGGTGACCAGACAATCGATGCACCTTTATTGATGCTTATGAGTGTCAGTAGGTCGCCTGCATCAGCCATGGTCGCAGTCGTTTCCGTACCGTTACCACTGTTTAGGATTTCAGAGCCTTCGCCGGTAATTGCTAAGTCACCACCATCTGTCTTCAAACAGATAGAGATTACAATTCCCGCTCTCGCTGGAGTAGCAATTTTACGTGCTTCCGAACCAGCAGTAACGACACTGCAAAGACCAAAGCTGCGGTCAACCGGAATCGTACCGCCTGCACCTGGATCGACGATCTCCAAACTCGGTTCACGTCCAATTTGTTGAAGAATGTTATGTCCACTCATCAAAGGGTTCCTTCTAGGAAGAGATTAAATGTAAGTCAACTGTGCCAGCGGCATCGCCTTGCAGTTTGAGAAAAGCCGCACCTTCAATAGCACTAGCAAGTGCATAGGTTCGGTCGGCAGCTACCGTTGTTGAAACTGCACTACCACCGTTGTAAAGCTGTTGGTATGTGCCGTCTTCTGTACTGGCAATCCAGTACGTGATCGATGTGATCGATGATCCATTGGGAACAAATACAATCCCCTTTGTAAATCCCGAGAACACCAACGCTGTTGAGTTGTCCTTGTCGTCGCTTACTGTGACGCTGGTCAACACATCGTTTTGGGGTGTACAGTGCATAGTTCACCTTAAGGGTTTGTGTCTGTAAAAAATGAGCCGTTGTACTTCACAACGTCACCGTTCATAAATCTGTTTTGTTGTTCGCTCCATGCGTCTAGGTCGCTGCCATCGCCGTTGTAGCCCATGCGTTCAGGTGTGTGCATAAGCTTGTCGTAAGAGATGGAAGCATTGAGTCGGTTTTGGAATGCAGCTGCGTGAATACCAGCGTTGTTGTCCATCCGTGCTTCAGCCACAGCCAGACACGATTCAAGAATTGTCTCTGCGTGAGCTGCTCCACCTTTTGGATAGGGATAGCTTGCGTCTATTTTTCCAGGCAGTGCGTGGTAGCGATAACTGAGTGTGTATGCCTTGTCCGGTTTGGGGTAAAGCATCAGCTGGAATCGTTGTCCGTTTGAGCCATCGGAGCTAATAGGTCGAATAGCGGCAAGCTTCGGGTCACTGGCAAGATCACTGTAATCTCGCTGTCGCAACACTCTTATCCGATGCTCGCCGGTTATTTCGATTGGGAACCAGCGACTGTCATCAGCAGAGTAAGTCATCTGGCCTATCAAGCCACCAAAGTCTGCACTGAGTGTGTAATCAGATGTGTTGGCGACAGTTGATAGCGTTGTAGTTGGTTCAAGGAATGTCCATTTGTAGCCGGTTGGTGCGGCTTGTGTCGGAGCAGGGTGGTAGAAGTTGCGTAGACCCGACTTCACAATGTCGTCAATCTGCGATCCTTCATCACTCGTCCAGTTTGAACTTGTGCGTTCACCGAACAAGAACCAGCCGATCTCCTTGCGAATGTCTGCGTAGGAAAGGCTGAGAGTTGATTCGGTTGATGTGTCTGCCGGACTTCCGAGCGTCTTGATCGTAAACTGAACCGGAATGGCATCGGTGTGCGTGAATAGCAAACCAACGACAGAGGCATTCATCTCAGTGGCAGTTAGGTTAACGCTGTACTGGCCATTGCCCTCTTCAGCGATTGAACCTGAGATACTTGCTTGTGTTCCACCGTCTTTGGTGATGTACTTACCAATCGCACTGGCAACACCTGTCAGTGCTGCACCGCTCGATTTGTTTACGAGGCCAAAGGTAAAACCTGTGACCGCTTCATTTCGTACAAAAGCCATTTGATTCTTTCAGAGATGTGCGAGTCGCCCTGACGCAGCAGCCGAAGCCACCACGCCAGAGCTGACGCACAGGAGACTTAGTTAGCGATCTGCTCAGCCTGGTAGCAAGCAACCCAATCGATGTGAACGATAGGGTCAGTCGTGCCAGAACTGTGGCAAACAAAGCTAGGTGTCATAGCTACGATTGGGATATACGTAGTAATGGCATCCTTAGCCACACCGTTAACATACGGCGTGATCTTAGTGAGGCCATCAACGACAAAGCCGAGTTTCACGTACCCATCATCTACAACAGTGTGAACTGCAGCAGTTGAGGCACGGTCTCCAGCTTTCTCACTATGGAAACCCATTGCAGTCGTGTTGATTGCTTCAAAACCAATGTGGTTAGCCGTGCTGTTAGCAGCAGAGGCAAACACAGAGGTGTCAACAATCGCAAGACCAGCAAACATCTGGCAGGTTGTACTACCGATGTCAGCAATCTTTACACGAGCTTCGTAGTAAATCTTCGCATTAGCGTTTGGGATAAAGCTCGAAGCACCGGCCTGACCTCCCAATTGAATCTGCGCACCTTCGTTGTTTGTTGTACTGGCAGAATCCAGTAACAACACACCACCTTTGGCAGCAGCATCAAGAGCAGCAGTACCGGCAGTTGCTTTGGTGAGAACCCATTTTCCGGTGTTTGCTAAGTCAGAACCATCAGCGGCTCCACCACTTTCGGCTAAAGGTTGAAACGACAAAAAGTCGTCGATGATTCCAAAGCCTTCGTCTAACCCACCTACGCTAAGCTGCGTCAGTGGAGACTGGCTCCAGATGTTTGGGGACAAGCCTCGCAAGAGATTGCTTGACCCACGTTGCGGTTTGAGATAAAGGTCACCCATTATTCAAACTCCTTTCCTAATTAGGCCACGTATCCGACGAAGTTTCTTCGACGATTCAGGCAGATGAAGTTACCCCAAGCATCCATGTGAACTTCACGCACAGTATGCTGACGTGCAGCTTTCTGTGGTGGATGCCACAACATGTCACGGCCCTTTTTGAAATGCCATTGCAATGTCTTGTGGTTCACACCGTAGATTGGGTTTGAAGAATCGTTCGAGTCCAGATATGGAACCCAAACAACAGGGTTGCCCTTAATCACAACCGAGCCAGCGTACTTCATCAGATCCGTTCCAAGATTGTCGTTACGACTTTCCAGGAGCTTCTCTAAATCAGAGATGACTGAGTAAGTGGTATAGAACATGTGGTCACTTTCAGCTTTACCACCGGCAAGTTCAGAGAACTGCTTAGGAGCTTGGAAGTAACAGTGAGCAATGGCCTTGCGAATCTTAGCTACAAGGTCATCACGAGAACCGGCACTGGTGTAGTTAAACGCCCAGTTCTTCCAGTTCGGAACATCAGCGACTGCAATGTTGGCAGCACCGGATGAGAAACCACTTGGGTCTCCACCAGTAAATCCACCACCTGGAGTCGTTGTGGACTTCTGCACCCAGAAAGGAATCCCGGATGGGCTTCGTGGGCTTTCTGTTGAACTGCTAGGTGCAGTCCACAGAGCAGTTTCCATCAACTCAAAATAGTCGTTGAAGGCAGAGTGGCGACGAATATCAATCTCACGAATGATAGTCTCACGGTCACTCTGGAAAGCATCTTCATCAACGTCATAACTGAAGTTGACAGTTGCTTTGGTAAAAGGTTGCTTCGCCGTGGTCATCAGGTCTTTTACTGATGTAGCGTCAACACTGTACAGCTCAGAGAACTTCGCTGTTCCGGTGTTGGTTGTTTGAACCTTCCACTCAAGATTTCCACCGCCAGAATACGGTGTACGTGTCTTGCCCTTGAGGAATTTCTGGGCGAAGACGTGGTGTTGTTTGTCCAGTGACAAGTCAACCCAACTCTTCTTCTTGAAGTTGTTGAGAGTTAGGGTAACGAAATCACCGAGTTGGTCTGGAAGTAAAGGCATGTTAATACCCTCCTATATTCAGACCGACTACGATCCGTTGTCGTCCATGGCAGAGTCGTAAAAATCTTTCAACACTGCGCTGTTGACCAGTTCATCTACATCATCAGCAAGCTCAGGTTGAGCTGCGGTTGTTGCACCTGAACCGAGTCTACGGCGAGAGTTGCGCCTTGCACGGTCATTAAATCGTTGTCGGTGTTGGTTACTAATTTGGTCGCCAAACACTGTGTGATATGCCTGTTTCACTAGCTCGTCCTGTTGAGGAGCGATCATCCCCTGAGCTTCATAACCGGCAGCTAACACGTTGACCTGATCGAACAGGCGTTCCATGTTCTGTGCTTCCTGGCTACCAGGCTCAAGTTCCTGATAAGACGAATCACCGAAAAGTGTTTGGTTGTCTAAACGAGACACAGCATTGTTGAATTGATCCAGTTCGCCAGCTGCGTTCTGCTGTTGCTGATAAGCTTCAGCCTGAGACACATACTGTTGTTGATAGGCAATTCGGTCTTGCTGATCGAGAATACTTTGAGCGACTACATTCAGCTGCTGATCGT